CGGGCCGCGCGAGACCTCGACCGAGTCCGCGCGCAACTTGTGCAGGCCGACCACGCGGCCGACAGCGTCGCGCTCGATCACGGCATAGGCGTTCCCGTAAAGGAGGCAGTCGAGGAGCATCGACTCGCGCCAGACCATCGCCCCCATGTACGGGTTCGGCTCGATGTTCAGGAGCCGATAGAGCGGATGCTCGCGAGCGGGAACCGGGATCCCTCCCTCCCGGCGCATGACTCGCCACTCCATGCGCGCGACGCTCTGGGAGATGAGCCGCGTGCAGGCGTAGACCGTCGGAGCCTCCCTCGCGGCCTCCGGCGTGATCGAGCGTCCCGTGTCGGCGTAGGTCGAAATGTACGCCTGCGCCCCGCCCGGAGGCTGTCCGATCGGCGAGCGGTCGATCACCGCGCGCTCTTCGAGCGTCGGCTCGGGAGTCGGGGCGGGTCGGCGGAACCAGTCGATCAGAGCCATAGGATTCCTCTCTCGGCGTACGGTGTCGCTTGTGATACCGTCGGCGCGGCATCGAGTGCTACCGCGAGTGCCACGATTCCCGCGACCACGGGGTCGATCTTCTCCGTTGAGCGTCGCTTGCTCGGTCGCGGGTTCGAGTTCGCGTCGAGTTCCACGACGCAGTTGGACATTGCCCAAGTGAGAACCGGGTTGCCGTCGTGCCGAAGCCGATGGTTCGTCACCATCGCCTCCCATCGCTTCGTCGGCTCGGCCATGTAGTAGTACGACTGGGGCACGCGCTTGAGCCGCAGGCCGTCGGCCTCGAGTTGCTGCGCGAGGCCGCTCGCGTTGTACGGGTCGTACCCGACCGCCTGCACCTTGTGCTCGCCGACGATCCGCAGGATCTCCCGCCGCACGAACTCGTAATCGGTCGCGTCGCCCGGTGTAAGCCTCATATGTCCCTGCCGGCTCCAGTCGAGATAGGGCACCTTGTCCCGCTTCTGCCGACGCTGCGCGCCTTCCTCGGGCGCGAACGCCCACGAGCGCACCCACGCCTCGTCCTTGTCGAGCCATACGGCCGTGAGCGCGGTGAGGTCGCTCGTCTCGCCCAAGTCGATCCCGAGGTAGCACGGGAGGCCGGCGAGCCGGGACTCGTCGAAGTCCAGTCGGCACTTGTCCCAGTCTGCCATGCGAAGCCATCGGTTCGAGGCGGAGACGTGCTGACAGAGGTAGTAGGTTCGGAACGGGGTCTCCATCGAGGGTTGCTCCTGCGCCTCCTTGCACTTCTCGGCGTAGTACCCCTCGTGCACCGTGTGCCCGAGACTCGGCGCGCACTTGCGCCAAGTCTCTGGACTCGTCCAATCGTCGCCATCCCCGGCCGAGTAGACCACGGGCAGGAAGTACGGGTTGTCGATCACGCGGTCGCGCACCTTGCACGCATAGTCGTACATCTCGAACTCGAGACTCTCGCGGAGCGTGCCGGCGGTCGTGATCGTCACGAGCATCGGTTGCCGACGCGCGCCGACGCTCGTCTCGATCGCCTCCCACAGCTCGCGCCGATTCTCCATCGCGTGCACCTCGTCCGCGATGCACGCGCTCGTGTTCAGGCCGTGCGCGCTCGGAGCCTCGCTCGACATCACCTTGTACACGCCGGCCGTGCTCGGCACGATCACGCGGTGCTGATAGACCTCGGTGCGGCTCTCGAGCATCGGCTCGGCCCGCACCATGCGCTTCGCCGCCTCGAGGCATCGGCCCGCCTGCGCGCGGTCGGCCGCGATCGAGATCACCTCGGGCGTAGGCTCATCGTCCGCGAGGAGGTGATACAGCGCGAGGGCCGCGCCGAGTTCGGTCTTGCCACACTTGCGCGGGACAAGGATGTGCACGCGCCGATACCGCCTCGTGCCGTCCGGGCGGATCCAACCGTAGGCGTTGGCGATGAGTGCCTTCTGCCACGGGAGCAGCGTGAACGGTAGGCCGGCCCAAGTGCTCGTCGTGAGTTTGCACGCGGTCTCGATGAACCGGATCACATGGAGCGCGGCTTGCTCGTCGAAGGTGCAGTTGCCCGCCGTCGCGATCGCGTCATAGCCGGGGATCGTGTTCCACTTCGCCGCCGGATGCTCGGCCGGCTTCTTGGCGCGAGGCTTACGCGCCACGCTCGGCCTTCTTGCCCGTGAGCGTCTCCCACCGCTTTACGATCACATCGCAGTAGGCCGGCGAGATCTCCATCCCGTAGCACTTGCGGCCCAGTTGCTCGGCGGCGATGAGCGTCGTGCCGGAGCCGAGGAACGGGTCGCAAACCAAGTCATCGTTCCGGGAATGCGCTGAAATCAGTTTGGAGATGAGAGGAACCGGCTTTGGGGTCGGATGCCCGTGTCGTTCTTGTCCGTGTGGAGCCGACATCTCCCAAACATCTGTCAAGTTCTCCGATGTTTCCGCGTCGAACTCCCTGCGCTGCGCGTCGAACTCCATGCGCTGCGCGTCGAACTCCCTGCGCTGCGCGTCGAACTCCCTGCGCTGCGCGTCGAACTCCCCAATATCAACACCACGGCCAATGAAGAGAGGACGCATCTTTTCCCATGCTTCAGGCGTTGGAAGTGCCCATTGTGAGCGGCCGAAGTAATGGCCAGCCATGCCGTTCGTGCCCAAGCATCGGTCGATGTCCTTGTTCGTAAGTTTGGCCTGTTTCTGCCATCCAATCATCCGGTCAATGATGGTCGAGTATGCAGCGCGAGCGGCGATGTGTGCGGTCTTGGCGTTGAAAGATGCCAACAAGGCATCCGGAGAATGCTGCTTTTCGCACAGCAATAGACGCTCCGACCTGGGTCTCCATCTTCGCATCTCTTCTACCGATACCGTTGCCCCAAGAGACTTCCCCTTGCTCCAAACGATGTGATTGAATACGGCGGTGTGCTTCCTCAATCGTTCCTCAATGTGCCACGCGAAGTCGGGCGCACACCACCAACCGCTTGTGCCACGGTCAAGCATTCGTGATATCCACAAGCCAAACACGCCATCGAGGAACTCAAGAAACCCCTCATATCCTTCGAAGTCGTTGTCCCAATCCGCGTCCACCTTACCGAAGTAGGGAGGATCGGCAAGTATGAGCGCGGCCTGTTCTGCATTCATCAGCCGCTCCACATCCTCCGCCTTCGTCGAGTCTCCGCAGAGCAGGCGATGCTCGCCGAGAATCCAGAGGTCTCCAGGCTTCGTGATCGGATCCGCCGGCGGCTCGGGCACTTCGTCCTCTTCAACTTCTGCCGGCCCAGACATCGCCTCCAGTTCCTTCTCGTCGAATCCCGTCACGGCGAGCAGTTCCTCGTCCTCGATCTGGAGCGCGGCGAGTTGCTGCGCGAGAGACTCCTCGTCCCACTCCGCGAGCTCGGCCGTCCGGTTGTCGGCGATCGCGTAGGCCGTCGCCTCCGCTCCTGTGAGATGCGACCGCACGATGTCGATCATGCTCCACCCGAGCGATCGAGCAGCCGCGAGCGTCCCGTTGCCGGCGATCACCACGCCGTCCCGACCGACCACGATCGGCTTCTGCTGTCCGAACCGGGCGAGGCTCGCCTTGATCGATTCGAGGTTTCGCTCGTTGTGCTTGCGGACATTCGCGGGATCGTTGAGCAGCGTCGAGACCTCGACGCGCTCGACCTCAAGCCCCCGGTCTACGGCGGGAGAAGATGTCTTTGACTTGCTCATCTGGTGCTTGCTCCTTTGCTGCGCCGATACGGGCGCGACCTACTGGACTCAAACCGAACTCACTCATCATCCGTCGCAGACGCTCGCCATGCTCCGCCAGGATCGCGCTGTACGGGTTTCGCTTGAGCAGGCGGAGCGAGCCGTCTTTGTTCTTGAGCGGGATCACCTCGCCGAGTTTCACGACCTTCTCTCGGGCCGCGAGGTAGCGCGACCATGTGTCGCACATCAGCGCGAGCGCATCCCGGTCTCCGCTCGATAGGATCTTCATCGCGGCGATGCGCGGGATCCAGTCATTCCACGCGGCACGGCCGACATCGTCGAGCCACGCGGGACACTCGGGGAGAACCTCGTCGCTCGGTGGCTCGGCGCGCTCGCGAGCCGCCGCGAGTTCGCTTCCGGCGAGTCGCAGGGACTTGGCAGGTTTAGGAGCGGGGCCGCGGAGTCCCATTGTCAATACAAAATCCTAGAAAACCGTCCGAATCGCGTACGCGCA